TGATAGTAGTAGTGGCATGAATTATGCTTTATATGATTACTTAACCAATACTACTTTAGATTTATCATATACTGCTGAATATCATTATACTCCTGATTATAGGAACGGTGAATTATTTAGATACATAAGATCATCAACAGAATCTACAGGTAGTGCTTCTACGCAACCACCTAATATAACAACAATTAATATAATATAAAATGGCAACTTATTATGTTTCAGCCCAAAATGGCAATGATAGTAATGCTGGTACTTCTGTGGGTGCTGCTAAAGCATCTTTTTCAGCAGGTACAGCTTTATTATCGAGTGCAGGAGATAAATTATATATTGGGCCTGGTTATTATCCTGAAAGTTCTACAGTTTATATGGTTGGAGATGGTTCTTTAACTAATCCTATCCAAATTATTGGAGACACAGAAGCTGAATTTTTAACTAGTGATAATCCAGGAGAAATAGTATTAGCTTGTAGAGATAGTAATGGTGTAGGTACTAACACATATGTAATGAGTTTTAGTACTGATGACCATTTTTATCTTAAAAACCTTACTCTTATAACTGGAAAAGGCACAGGTACTAGATGTGTTAATGCGTCAAATAGTGAAGGAATATTTCTTGAAAATTGCCATTTTACAGGAGGAATGTATGGTATCTATGGTGATAATGACCATGATGTTACATGTTATAATTGTAGTTTTGTAGGAAACCGAATAGGTGCTACTAGAATAAATGGTGTTCATTGTATTTCTTTATGTGGTTATATAGGGTTTTATCAATGTTTCGGTTATGGGTGTATGTCAATAGGTGGTTTTTATGGATTTAATCAAAATTATAATGACTCGTACGGTTATGCAGGAAGTGATTATGGAGCCTTATATAATTGTTTTGCTATAGGTTCTTATACTGGAATAAAAGATAGTGCCGGTATGAATAATATGGTTTATGGAATAGGTAATGAAGGAATTGAATATGGTAATCACTATATGATAGGAGGACTAGCTATGGCATCCTATAGAGCATATGGTGATGGTGAATTAGGTAATGGTACTGGAGTTTTTCCTGGTGTAAATGCAGACGCTGCTACTTCTACAATGATGGCAATGCAAGATTATGGAAGTTCAGCAAATTATAGTCCTGATGATGCAGGTTTTACTGTTACTGAAGTTCCTGGGGTTACTTATTTAGGATATTCGGGTATGAGCAAAGATTTAGCCCAAATATTGAGGCCTAGAATGCCTTTAGGTAGTGGTTTTCAACTCCTCCCTACAGGCAGTACAGGTGAAGACTGGTTTTCTACAAAAATTACAGGATCAGGGACAACGAATTTTAACAACTTAAAAGTAGCTTCATTCGAAGCTTTTATTTCGGGAGCAGGATTAAGATTTGAAGCAAATGCTTTAAAAGATACTTATATCCCACCAGCCGAAAGAGATATAATTGGTACCCCTATGAGAAATTTATCTCAAACCCCTGGTTATACCGATTATGATAGAACCCAAGGTGGATTTCCAGGCCCCTATTATCCCAATGAACATGAATTAGAATTTGGAGCTAGCTTTATTTCAAGTAGTGACCATGCTATTAAACTTACTGACTATGGGTCATTTAATATAGGATCTTATGCTCACAGAAGCATTACGGCTTCTGTTGGAGTAAAATATAATGCGGGTACTGCACCCGAAATTAGAATAGTTAACATAGATACTGGTCACCCCCTAGTAACCCAAGCGGCATCAGGCACAGGTGATCAAACAAGTGCTTACCAACATCTATCAGTACAAACAACAGCTTCAGGACACGTAGATATAGTATTAGCTAATCCACACCTCCCACAAGGAACTGAACCCCACGTAGGATCAGGAGCTACAGTATACTTTACTGATCTAAAAATTAACGAAGGGTAATGAAACTAGTACAAGGTAGAATACCGTTTATTCAAACACCTGAACAATCTAAACTTGTTCAAGGTAGGGTACCCTTTGTCCGTTCACCTCAACCACGGAAACAGGCCGCAGCCGCAGCCGCTCCTGCAGCAGATGGGCCTGATAATTTAGCTTCTTTTGGTGGAATAGCTAAAGCCAGTATAGCATCAATAAATGGTGTTGCTCTTGCAAGTATTTCGTCAATAAATGGGGTTTCTTAAAATTATTACATACGTATATGTAAACGTATAAAATTAAAAAGTTATGGCAGATCCAATCAAATTTAATGATGATGAGCTCGGACAAATCCGAGAAATTCAACAACTCTATGCTACTGTAGTCCATCAAGCTGGGCAGGTTCATATTGATGAAATTAACTTACATGAAAGAAAAGGGCAAGTTGAAGCTAATCTTCAGGAAGTAAGAAGAAAAGAACAAGGATTAGTATCTTCTCTTACTGAAACTTATGGAAAAGGAAGTATTAATTTAGAAACTGGAGAATTTACACCGATAGGAGAATAAATTCGGTTTTGAAACTATTTTTATATTTATGGGGGACCCACTAGGGTCCCCTATATTTGTATACAATAACATTAAATTAAAAATAAAATGGCAACAGAAACTTTAGTATCACCGGGTGTATTACTTCAGGAAGTAGATAAAAGCTACATTACTCCTGGAACAGACCCTTCAGGATTAGCAATTATTGGTCCTGCTGTAAAAGGACCCGTTGAGGTACCTACATTAATTAATAATTTCCAAGAATTTAAAGATACCTATGGAACTACATTTGAATCTGCCTCCCAAGGATATGAATACTTTACTAGCTTAGCCGCTAGAAACTATTTTAATAATGGGGGTGCCAGCCTTTTAGTAGTTAGAGTAGTATCCTCTTCAGCTAATTGGGATTATGCCGATAGCACACATGTATCCGCTTCTGCAAAAAGCAGTACACAACCCTTTACCCTGGAAACTATAGGTGAGGGTGAAGGTCTCAATAATGCAATCGCATTAACCACGGCACCCGAGAAATTTGCCGGAGGAATTTTAAAATCAGGATCTGCAGATAACTTTAGGTGGGAAATTACAAACATAAACAATAAATCAGGTACATTTACTTTAGTTGTTAGAAGAGGAGATGATTCAACTTCTAAGCCTGTTATTTTAGAACAATTTACTGGTGTATCTTTAGATCCCCTTTCACCTAATTATGTTGCTAAGGCCATTGGTGATCAAAAAATTACTAAAAATAGTGATGCTACTGGTATTATAGTTTCTGGTGAATACCCTAATAAGTCTAAATTTATAAGAGTAAAAGATGTAAATTTACCTACTTATGAATATTCAATCAATAACGCAGTACAAACAGACGCTGCAGGTACTTCTTATTCAGCTTCTCTCCCTACAGCACAAAGTGGTGCTTTCTTTGGGGGTGTAGGTTCATTACTTCCTACAGGCGAAGCAGGTGATTATGGTCAATATGCAGGTGCCTCTACTGAAGGAGCTAACGTTAATATTCAGGGATTAAAAACATCTGATTATGATGATGCTGTTAATATTCTTACTAATAAAGAAGAATTTAAATTTAAAACCCTTATAGTTCCTGGTTTTAACCAAGAACACCATTCTACAGATATAGCTACTATTATTGCTAATACTGAAACACGTGGTGATAGTTTATTTTTAGTAGACCCCGTATCATATGGAACTACTACTATAAACACAGTAACAACAAAAACAGAGGAATTAGATACCTCATTTGCTGCTTCTTACTGGCCATGGGCTCAAGTAACCAGCATAAATTTAAGAAGAGATGTTTGGGCACCCGCTTCTGTAATAGTACCTGGTGTATATGCTAAAAATGATAGTATTGCAGCCCCATGGTTTGCACCCGCAGGTAATACCCGTGGTAAAGTAACAGGTGTTAAAAAAGTTGAAACTAAATTAAGTAAAGCACAAAGAGATACTTTATATACTTCTAAAGTTAATCCATTAGCAACTTTCCCAGGACAAGGTGTAGTAGTATTCGGGCAAAAAACGCTTCAACAAGCCGCAAGTGCGCTCGATAGAGTCAACGTTAGACGTTTATTACTTGATGTGAAGGATACGGTTGATGGATTCTCTAGAAAATTAGTCTTTGAACAAAACACAGAAGAAACTCGTCAACGTTTCCTAAGACAAGTTAACCCATACTTAGAAAACTTAGTCCAAAGACAAGGATTATATGCTTTCCAAGTTAAAATGGATGGTCAAAATAATACCGCCGATATAATTGATAAAAACCAATTAATAGGACAGGTATTCTTACAACCTACTAAAACAGCGGAATTTATAGCTCTTGATTTCGTAATTACCCCAACAGGAGCTAACTTTGAAGACTAATATTATAAAATAAAAATAAAATGGCAACAGAAACTTTAGTATCACCTGGTGTATTACTACAAGAAGTAGATAAATCATACATAACCCCAGGAACAGACCCTTCAGGAATGGCTATTATAGGTCCTACTGCAAGAGGTCCTGTAGAAATCCCTACAGGGATTAATAACTACCAAGAATTTAAAGATATTTTTGGAACCGTAATAAAATCGGGCTCTCAAGCTTATGAATTATACACAAACCTAGCAGTTAAAAACTACTTCGATAATGGTGGTGCTAGTGCTCTTGTAATAAGAGTTGCACCTGATGCAAGTACATTTACAGCCGCAACTTCTTCTGCAATAACTTCTATATCCGCTTCAATAGGGGGTGCTGCTAATAATACTAATGATCCCTTTGTAATTAGTACCTTAGGTAAAGGAGAGTATTTAAACAGTGCTACTGGCAACAAGGATAATTTCAAATGGGAAGTAACTAATGTAAATAGAAAAGCTGGTACTTTTAGCTTAGTAGTTAGAAGGGGGGATGACACAAACTCAAAACCTCTTATTTTAGAACAATTTACTAATTTATCCTTGGATCCTTTATCTAATAACTACATTGCTAAAGCCATAGGTGATCAGTCACAAGCTGTAACTACTACTAATGGAGTATCTAGTGTAACATTATCAGGTGAATATCCTAACAAGTCTAAATTTATAAGAATTTCATCTGTAAATAGTCCAACTTACCAGTATTTAGCAGCTAATGGTAGCGTAAATACCAGAAACTCAGATGGATTAGCTTATGACCAATTACTCCCACAATCAGGATCTGGAACCTTTGGTACAGGTGTAGGTGATAATTTTGGAAGTGTTGCTGCTATCTATGGATCAGCATCAAGTGCAACTAATATCCAAGGTTTAGCACCTGGAGATTATACGAAAGCAATTTCTATATTAACTAATAAGGAAGAATATAAATTTAAAACACTTATAGCTCCTGGATTAAATAATAATGACCATAACAGCACTATTACTACTATTATTGAAAATGCCGAAACTAGAGGTGATTATATGGCTGTAGTAGATTTATATGGATATGGTGCAACTGTAGCTAATGTTAAAAACGAAGCTGAAGAAAGAGATACTTCATTCGCTGCCTCTTACTGGCCATGGGTACAGGTAAATAGTAGGGTTTTAGGTAAAAATGTTTGGGCACCTGCTTCAACTATAATTCCGGGTGTATATGCTAAAAATGATAGTATTGCTGCCCCATGGTTTGCTCCTGCTGGTTTAACTAGAGGTGGATTAAATAACGTACCTAAAGTTGAAACTAAATTAAGTAAAGCTCAACGTGATGATCTTTATACATCTAAAGTTAATCCATTAGCAACTTTCCCAGGACAAGGTGTAGTAGTATTCGGGCAAAAAACGCTTCAACAAGCCGCAAGTGCGCTCGATAGAGTCAACGTTAGACGTTTATTACTTGACGTAAAAGACACAGTCAATGGATTTGCCCAAGGACTTGTTTTTGAGCAAAACACCGAAGAAACTCGCCAAAGATTCTTAAGGAAAGTTAACCCATACTTAGAAAACTTAGTCCAAAGACAAGGATTATATGCTTTCCAAGTTAAAATGGATGGTCAATTAAACACTTCAGATGTTATCGACCAAAATAAACTTGTAGGACAAGTGTTCCTGCAACCAACTAAAACAGCAGAGTTTATAGCTCTTGACTTTGTTTTAACCCCAACTGGTGCTTCTTTTGAAGACTAATATATGTATCAATAACCAACAACGATAAAACAAAAATAAAATGGGAATTTTAAAGAACGATGATATGGGCACAATCGGTATGTTTTATAAAACATACGAACCCAAAACTAAAAACAGATTTTACTTCGATATCGAAGGAGTACCAGCTTACTTAGTTAAAAAAGCTGACAGACCAAAACCCTCATTCGAGGAAATTACTCTTGACCACATTAACCTCAAAAGAAAGTTAAAAGGTAAAGTTAATTGGGGAGATATTACATGTGAATTATATGATCCTATTAACCCTTCAGGTGCCCAAGCTGTAATGAACTGGTTTAGACTACACCATGAATCCGTAACTGGTAGAGATGGTTATCAGGATTTTTATAAAAAAGATGTTAAATTCCGTTCTTTAGGTCCAGTTGGTGATGTTGTTGAAGAGTGGGAATGTAAAGGAACATTCATTAAGAGTGTTGACTTTTCAGATGCCGATTGGTCAAATGCTAATACTGCCCAAACAATCAGCATGACTCTTGCAATGGATTACTGTTTATTAAGATTCTAATTTATTAATATATCTACAAAGAAGAAGCGCCTTTTGGCGCTTCTTTTTATCTACTCATATATGTATATGTAACAATAAATGACTAAAGTTATAAACATGGCTGAAAAAAAGTTACAAACAGAAATGGTAAGCCTACCATCAAAAGGTCTTCTGTATCCTGAAGGATCTCCTCTTAGAAATGGCACAGTTGAGGTTAAATATATGACCGCAAAAGAGGAAGATATCCTCACTAACCAAACTTATATTAAATCCGGTGTAGTGATTGATAAATTACTTGAAGCACTAGTTGTTTCACCTATTAGCTTTAAAGATATTTTAATTGGTGATAAAAATGCTATTATGGTAGCTGCAAGGGTTTATGGTTATGGCCCACATTATGTATTTAATTATACTAATCCTGGCACTAATGAAGATGAAGAAGTAATGGTTGATTTATCATTAGTTAATGATAAAGAACTTAATGAAGGTTTAGTTAAAGAACCCGGTAATAATTTATTTGAATATGAATTACCCCTTTCAGGCCGGAAAGTAGTATTTAAATTATTAAGTCAGGGAGATGAAGACAACATCCAGCTTGAACTTAAAAATCTTCGTAAAATGAAACGTGAAGCCGAACTAACTACTCGTTTAAAACATACAATAGTATCAGTTGATGGTGAAACCGATAATAATAAAATTAGAGAATTTGTAGATGATGAATTGTTAGCACGAGATTCTCGTTCATTAAGAAACTATATTAAAGAAATTTCCCCTGACGTAGATCTTACGTTTAACTTCGAAGGAGAGGATGGCACTATTGTTAGTGATGTCCAAATTCCCATCGGAGTGAATTTCTTTTGGCCTGACCTCCAGGTATAAACCAGTAATACTTGACGAGGTATTCGATCTCGTCTACTGGGGAAAGGGAGGATTTTTATTCGAAGATGTATGGAATATGCCTGTTTATATGAGGCGTTATTACATAAATAAAATAAGTGATATACATAAAAAACAAGAGGAAGCAGCTAATGGAAAAACCAATGATCAAAAAGCAATGGAAACATTTGAAGACTTTGATATAGATTGGGATAACATTCCTAAGGACTCAGGATTAAAAAATGAAATATAAATTATAAGGTGGTGTATTAACATCACCTTATATTTTTTAATATTTATACCAGAATACCCCTATAGTATATGGCTGATAACGACCAACTTTCTGAAGAACAAAAACTAAGAGAAGAAATTCTATCTGTAATAAGAGAGTATGAAGAACTTCTTAAAGAAAGGGGTATATCTGAAAAAACTATTAGAAAAGAAATTGAGAGCTATAGAGATGCTCTTAATGACGTAGAAGGAAATTCCCAAGGCTTAAAAGACCTTTATAATGATCTAAATATTAAAGCCGAAGGTCTTAGCTTTAGCACTAACAATTACAGTAGTGATTTAGGAAATGTATTAGAACAACTAAATAATGTTGTAGAATCTATTACTAACCAAAGTGATTTAAGTAATAGAATTGGTAAAACCTTTAAAAATATAAGACAATCTGCTAATTCAATAGCAGATGATGCTGATTTAACATACGTTAGAAGTGTTAAATACATGAAGAACCAAGAACAGGTTCTTGATGTCCAAGAAAAAAGACTACAATTACAAGCACAAGAAGGGGCTAAACGTTTAGAAAGTGTTTCTATTGCTAATAAATCTAGACAACTTAGTTTTGAAGCACAAGAAGCTCAAGATGATTTAAATCAAGCTATACGAGAAGGTAATTCAGAACAAGCAACTATTTTAAACGAAAAAATAGCAGCAATTGAAACCGATAGAAAACGCAACCAATTAGCTAATGATGCTTTAGATAAAGCTAAACAGGGAGTAACCTTAACAAACGAGGAAGCAGCTGCTCTTCAGGATGAAATAGGAGCCCAAACCCAACTAACAGATTTAGAACGAAGACGTATTTTAGCCGCTATAGAATTTAATGCTGAAACCGCCGAAGGGATAAAAGCCTTTAAAATATTACAAGATCAAATTCAAGCTTCTATAGAAAGAGAAAAAGAATTAAATAAAAGAATGGGAATAACTGGGGCATTATTAGGTAGCTTTAGTAAAATTCCTGGTTTTAGTAGTATTTTTAGATCCGAAGATGTAGAAGATGTTAAAAATTTAGCCAGAGAGGCATTAGTAGAACAAACTAACCTAAGAAATTCTGCTATAGATTTATCTAAACAAGCTTTAGAAGCTGAAGAGGCAGGTAATACTGCTTTAGCTGAAAGATTAAAGAGCCAAGCTGCTAGTAATAACGCTTTAGCAGATCAAGTAGCTATGACTGGTAGGGGCCAAATAATGGCCGAATTATTAAAACGTTCTTTTGGAAATCTTAAAGAAATACTTACCGACCCTGCTGCTATATTTACATTCTTAGTAGCTAAAGGTTTACAATTTAACTCTGAGGTAACAGATTTATCTAAAAATTTAGGTGTAACTGAAACCCAAGCTACTAAAATAAGAAATGAGTTTACTAGTATTTCAGCTAATACGATGGATACTGCCATTAATACCGAAAGATTATTAGCAGCACAATCAGAATTAAATAAAGAACTAAATTTAGGGGTTCAATTTAGTAGTGATACACTTGTTAATTTTGTAAGATTAACAGAAAAAATAGGATTATCAGCTCAACAAGCCGCTAAATTAACATTAGCAAGCGCCTCAACAGGTGAAAGTGCTACTGAATTTGCGGGTAAATCAGCATTAGCAGCCGCCCAACAAGCTAAAACATTGGGTATTACTGTTAATATGAAAGAAATAATGGAAGATACTGCTGATCTAACTAATGAGCAGTTAATTCTATTTGGAAGACAACCAGAAGCTATTGGTAAAACATTAGCTGAAGTTAAAAAGTTAGGTATAGAATTAGGCGATTTAAACGCGATATCTAGCAAGCTCCTTGACTTCCAGGGGAGTATTGAATCCGAATTAGAAGCCGAGTTACTCACAGGTAAACAATTAAATCTTGAACGAGCTAGGGCGGCCGCGTTAGCGGGTGATCAAGCTACATTAGCTAGAGAAATAGCAAGTCAAGTAGGTACTATAAGTGAATTTGAAAGTATGAATGTCTTACAAAGACAAAAACTTGCAGAATCACTTGGTATGAATGTTAATCAATTAAGTGGTGTTTTAATTAGACAGGAAGCCATTAATAAAGGTATTGCGGATGCAAAAGATTTAACTGATGAACAGTTAGCAGCCGCCCAAAAATTAAAAGACACAGGCCAAGCAGAAACATTAGCTGAAGCAGTAGTTCAAATACAAGAACAAAGAAGTGCACAGGATAAATTTAATGATGCCGTTATAAAACTTCAAAAATTATTTGGTGAATTATTAGGTGGTCCTGTAGGAGAATTATTAGATGCCCTTGTAGATGTAGCATCTGTAATTATAGGACCAGTAGCATCAGCATTAAACCTTATCTTAACTCCTGTTAAGGCGCTTACTACACTCTTAACTAAAGTACCTGATATATTAAAGGTTATAGCAGCTGGTCTTATTGCTCTTAATTTTTCAGGTATATCTGCTTCTGTAGGAGGTATAGTAACTAAAATAGGGGATATAGGAAAGGGAATAGGTAGTCTAGTTTCTAAAGCTGGAGACTTAGGAACTAAATTAGTAAGTGGTCTTAGTAGTGGTGGTGAAGGACTTAAGGGGTTCTTTAATGGAATTAAAAACAGTTTTACAGGCGTCCAAGACCAAGCCGCTGGTATAGAATTCGATCCAAGAATGGCTGGAGGAGGTAGATTTCGTGATATGGCTACTGGTAGAATGGTAAGTGAAGAAGCAGCTAATGCAGCAGGTGTATTTAAACCTGGAACAAATCCTACAGCAGCTGTAGCTGATATTTCTCCCTCTATGGACGACGGTTCCATGCTTAAAACTAAAATGAAAAACATAGCTGAGGGCCTTAAAGCCTTTGCTAGTATGGAAGTAGTAAAAGGTGGTTTAGCTTTAACAATTGCATCACCTGGTTTATTTATTTTAAGTAAAGCCGCTGATGGTTTAAATAAATTAGGAGAAGTTAAAGGAGAAGCATTACAAGAAGCTATGGCGGGGATTGCTGGAGGAGTAGAAGAATTTGGCACTGTAAAAGTAATTTTAGGTTCTGTAGGCTTATTAATTGCCTCCCCAGGATTAGTATTGTTGTCAATGTCTGTAGGGGGTCTTAAAAATCTATCAGATATAGGAGCGGAAGCCACTCAAGAAGCTATGGGTGGGTTAGCAGAAGGTATAGGTAAATTTGGCAATGCCAATATAATAATGGGTGCTATAGGACTAACAATTGCCGCCCCAGGTTTATTATTATTAGGTGCTAGTTCATTAGGATTGAAAGCTGTAGAAAGTCTTAATTCTGAAAAGATAAAAGAATCTATGGCTAGTATATCAGACGGAGTAGCTGAATTTGGTAAAAGTGAAACATTACTTGGGGGATTAGGATTAATAACTGTTGCTCCTGGTATATTAACTCTTGCAATTGCATCACCGGGTATTGCTATAATAGGTGCTGTTGGTAATTTAGCTGAAAAAGGACTTAAAGCAGTAGGTAGAGGTATTGGATTTTTTGGTGATAATCTAGCCCGTATGCTTAAAGGATCCTTAGCATTAACTGCTTTATCAGTTCCCATAGCAGCCGCAGCTGCTGCCTTTAGTTTACTTAAAGGTGTAGATGTAGGTTCTATGATAGGATTTAGTATAGCATTAGGAGTATTAGGAGGTGCTGCTGCGTTACTCGGTAATATATTACCTCAAGTATTAATGGGTGCTATAGGATTAGCAGCTGTAGGTGCTGCTCTTATCCCAGCGGCCTTTGCATTTAGTTTACTTGAGGGATTAGATGTATCTGCTATGATAGGTTTTGCAGCTTCTTTAACTTTATTAGGAATTGCGGCTGCTGGTTTAGGAACTATTGCTCCATTTGTTTTAATGGGCGCCGGGGCATTAGCAGTATTAGGATTAGCATTAATACCTGTTGGTAAAGCCTTAGAAATAGCAGCTCCTGGACTTACCTCTTTTAGTGAATCTATCAATGCTTTAAACCCCGCACAGTTATTAGGATTAGCTGTAGCACTTCCCGCACTAGCAGTAGGATTAACTGTATTTGGAGCTGCTTTAATACCAATAGGTTTAGCATCTATTGGTTTACTTGTAGTTGGTAAAGCTCTTAGTCCTATAGCAGAAATGGCTCCTAAGTTAGATTTGGCTAACACTGCTATAAAAGGAATGGCAACTAGTATTGCTTTATTAGCTACTTCTTTAAATACTTTAGATGCATCTGTATTAGAACCCCTAGCAGACATAAAAGGTAATGTAAATGTTGTTACTACAACTGCTAACGCAACTGAACCTAAAACCCCTACTGTATCCCCTCTAACAACTACAACAACAGTTGAACCTACAATTCCTGAAGCCGTACCAGTTACTACTACCTCTACTATAAATGAACCTGTTAGTTCATTAGCAAATCTTATTACTAAACAAAACACATTAAACAATACAGAAATAGTTCCAGGTATTTCAGTCACAACTCCTCCTACTACAACAACCCAAGAGACATTAACTACAAATACTGAGAATCTTTCTGTAGCAACTTCTAATGCTGCTACTAATTTAGAAAAATTAACTGCAATCACTGCTAATACATTACCTACAACTATTTCTCCTACCCAATTAGCTTCCGGTACTACTATGGCAGAAGTTACACCAGTTAACCTAGAACCACCTACAGAAATAGTACCAGGCATTTCCGTTGCAACACCAGAACCAGAAACTGTTAATACACCTGTATTAGAACGCATATTAACTCTTACTACAGAACAAATAAATACTGCTATAGGGGTTTTAACTACTACTACACCTACTTTAGATACCCTAAAAGCCCAAGCAGGATTAGTTGATTTAAGAGATGGACAACAAGATATACCAATTGAAAGGTTTTCTGATAAATCATTAGAAATTGTAGACGCAGTTGTAAACACAGTTACTAAATTAGGTACAAATACTGAATTACAACAAATAGGTGAAAAAATAGCAAGAGCTGAAATATCAGTTACTGGGGGTCAGGGGATTAAGGAAGAAAAAGTCAAATTATTTAAAGCACAAGAACCCAAAACTGATCCTTCTATAGAAACACCTATAACTACTCCTTCAGAAGGTGAAAAAATTAGCGATTCTCAAGTATTTATTGATAACTTACAGCCATTAATTGCTGAAACTGTTACCGCTACTATAAGTGCAATGTTACCCCCAATGGTAGCAGCATTAAAAGAAGGCCAAGGTAAAGTTAAAGTAGTCAATGACAGTTTTGGTGCTTCAGGACAAAAAGGAGATATTAATACAATAAGAAGATTACCTTCAGATAACTTTGCATAATGGGTTTAATTAACAAATATAACGAAGAAAACTTTAGAAATAAAGTTCGTAGTTCAAATCATGCTATATTTGAAAAGTATGATGAATTAGTTAATACTCCTGAGGATGATTATACTAAGGTATCTAATAGTAATATAAAAAATTTCTCTACCCAAACCCAACATATAGAACGTAGAGTAGGAATCCCCACGGCAGCTACTATAGAAATTGAAGGTGAGGGAAATATAGATTACACTATACCTAATGTAGGGTCTCAGGATAAAATTAATTTATTACCTCTTATTACACCACAAGATGATGGTAATTTAATGGGCCCTGATGGGTTTCTTTACAAAGATTTAATTAAATTTAAAATATCCGTTATTAATCCAATTGATCCCGAAGATACAAGGGTTTTATTATTTAGAGCTCTTTTAGAAGATTTAGGAGATGATTATACTGGTGGGTGGAACTCTTACAAATATAATGGTAGAGCTGAAAAATTTTGGACCTATAATGAATTTGATAGGAAAATTAATTTTAGTTTCAAAATAGCAGCTCAATCTAGACAAGAAATTACCCCACTTTATCAAAAACTTAATTATTTAGTAGCCCAAACAGCACCTGAATATTCGGGAAATAAAAAAAGAATGAGGGGTAAATTTAATAGAATAACTATAGGTGAATGGATTAACGATATCCCCGGCTTTTTTACAGGTATAAATTTAAAATGGTCTAAAAGCTATCCTTGGGAAATCAATCTTGAAGAAGGAGGTGTTACCCAACATCCTCATGTATTAGATGTAAGCTGTCAATTCCAGCCAATTCATGACTTTGCCCCCGAAAATAGAGAATTTGATTTAGCAGCAGCTCCTTTTATATTACCAGGTATTGAAAATGTAAAAAAGGGGCAAGTAGATTCTCCTTCAACTTCCCCTGAAGAAGGAACTCCTATAGTAAACACACCCTCTGAAATATATAACCCAGATCCATTTATAATTCAGCCATTTATAGCTGAACCCGATAATACTAGGGTAGCAATGCCCCAAGAACCCCAATTTTATGCGGATTTTCCTATAAACAATTCTGTAGGCTCTAGAGGCAATGGTGGATTTGCTGGGGGTGACTTTGGTGGGGGAAGTGCTGGTAGTGATTTTTAAAATATTATGAACAGATATAAAAACATAAAACAACTCAAATCTAATTTGGGGATTAGATATTATGGTGGTACAATTTACCCTAATGTACCTGAATCATTAAATGATATTTATGTTGAAACTGAATATGGGGATAGGGTAGATATATTAGCACACCAATTTTATAAAGATCCCTCTTTATGGTGGGTTATTGTAGCTTCAAATCCTGGTAAATTACGTCGTGATAGTTATTTTTGTAAACCAGGAATGCAAATTCGTATCCCTTTAGATCCAGAACCCATCATTAATGCTTTTAATAGAATAAATTCTAATAGATGAGTATTTTTAAAGAAACCTTTAGAGGATTTGTTAAAAAACAATTACGGACTAGACAAAGATTACAATCACAAGGGTTTGGGGATACTAAATCTAATGAAGCTTTAGTTTGGAATACTAATAAACAATGTGTTATTAGAGCTACCTCTTTAGTTGATTATGCACAAGATATTGGGCTGGAATTAGGAGATAAGGGATTTACTCAATTAAATGGTAATCAACTATCTAAACAGTTTATATTGCAAGGAGGAGTTGCTAGTAGTAATTTATATGGTGGGTTAGGAGATTTTAACTCGGCGTATGGTAATCCTTTATTAGCCTCAGATGGAGAAGATAATTTAGATGGTTACGGACAGGTCCCTATGCCCGGTATTACTTCATTAGAAGTAGAAACAAAATCCGCTTATGGTTCTTTAAAAAGAGCTAAATTAAATATCTCAGTCCATAATCTTAGACAATTAGAAGTTTTAGAGTTGCTTTATTTAAGGCCCGGATATCCAATAGTAGTAGAATGGGGTTGGGATCCCTTTATTAATAATAATGGGGAAATAACCCCCCAAAATTTAAGTATAGAAAATATATTAAGTAAAAAAAGTAATAGTTTATTTAGCGATAATATAGATCAAGCTTCTATATATGAAGCTATCTATAAGTTAAGATCTGAATCAGATGGTAATGCTGACGCTTTTTTAGGTTTTATATCTAACTTTGGTTTTCAGGCAAGAGAAGATGGGGGGTTTGATTGTTTTGCTGAATTAACTTCTATGGGTGAAGCTCTTAATAGTTTAAAAGTAGTACCCTTTAAGATCCCAGGAATCCCCAATTTATCAGCTGAGTTTGTTTTTGATGAAACCGATGAAGAAATTAAAAACCCTGATGCTGTAAAAGCAATTATACTTTTACTTTTAAAGTATGCTGAAGACATAGATACTTCTAAAGTAGAAAAGGAAGGATTATTTAATGATATAGATAATTCAAGTGAAGTTACTGAGGCTTTTATTAATTATATTTCTAAAGAATTTTTAGAACTTACAAACCCTACTGATAATACCCTTGAAGATGCCCTTTTAGCTAATTTTATTTTAAAAAAAGACTCAAATATAGAATCAGCAGCCCTTAATGCTTTCATAAATACATCTTATATTAAATGGGACCTATTAGCTTTTTTATTAAATGAGTTTGCTATACCTAAAATCCCAGATACCCCTGAGGGTGAAGGAACAACTGAAATAGTTACTAGTAGACTTAGAAATGTAGCGGGAGGGGTTATAACAGAAGCACTACAGTACGTAGATTATAAAGGGATAGATAATAAAGCCCAACTAGATATAAGCTGTGATCCTACGGTATGTATATTACCCCACTCATTTTTAGATGAAGATCTAAGTGATACTGCTGAATCTTTTGGTGAGGCCGTACAAGATGTAGGAGAATCTTTATGGAGATTAGGTGGAAGAAATTGGAGAAGGCTTTGGAGAGATGGAGCTTCTGGAGGAACTACTACAACCCAAATTTTACCTCCTGAAGGAAAAGTAAAAAACCCCATAGGTGGGATTTATATTAATATTAGACATTTATTAAAAGTTTATGATGCTACTATACGAGATAAAGATGAACCAGATCTAGGTAGTTTTATAAAAAAATTATGGGATGACATAAATACAGTATGCCCAATGCATAATTTTATTATGAAAATAGATGATGAATATCCTAATCAAGTTTATATAATGGACTTACCTGTGGATAATAATGATGTAAAGGGCATTCAAGAAAATCCTGGGATATACACGGTTCCTGTACAATCAAACGATAGTATTGTTAGATCTTATAACTTAGAAGCTAAGGTACCAGATGCTTTAAAATCTACAATAGCGGTACATGCTCAAGATCCTGGAAATCCTCAAGATTTAGAAGATGTTTCTTTTAACGCATTTAATAGAGCTATTAGAAATAGGCTATTTCAAAAACAAAACCAATCAAGAATATTTGCCGAAGAATCAACTGAAGCTATTGATAATCCCTTAGGAAAATTGATTCAAGAAAGGCAAAAATTAAATAGACAATATAAAAAACTCAAAGCTACTTATTTCCAAATAATCAATGGATATGAAAATTATAACATAGAAGATGCAGGGGATAAAATAGATGACTTAACTACTACTTTAAAAAGACTCCAAACACTTATAATGCAGGAAACTAATATTAGAGATAGAGAAGTCAATACATCGACTGTTATACCTTTAGAATTTAGTATGACTTTTGATGGTATAGCAGGAATAATTATAGGTAATGTTTTTAAAATAGATGAAAGTAGATTACCCCGTGCTTATAGGAAAAATGAAAGTACCCAATCACTTAAAGGTAGAGCTGAGGTAGGTTTTGTAGTTTTTGGTGAAAGCCAAAAAATTACAGCAGGACAAGATTGGACTACTGATATAAGTGGTAAAATGATATTATTACCTAGTTTAAATTTTGGTAAAGAAAGGCCTGATAATAATGATTTTGATGAAAGAGAAGGAGTTTATATTAATGATGAATTAAGAGGTAATGAAAATCTTGAAATAGATGCTGAACAAACATCTATTCCTGATGATATTGATAATATAGGTATTGGTGATTCTATTTACTTAAAAATTAATGGCAGTCCTACAAATATTAGAACTAGTCAAGAGGTAGATAATGATGTGGGTTGGTTTGATATTGATGATAATGTAGTAGCAATTGTGCCCGCGGGTAATAGAGGATTATTATTGGGAACTGTTACTGAACAATTTATTCAAGAAAGAGAAGATGATGTAGCTTTATGGTATAAATTTAGGGCTAGTAGAGCATTAGAAGAAATTGCTATTGATGAATCTAGTTTAGACTTTATTAATGTAGATGAAGGGGAAGAGTTTTGGGTTAGGGTAGACGTAATTCAAACTACTGATGAGGGTGTTACTGAAAGAGTATTTAATTTAAATAATCAATAATGGCTTTTATTCCAAAAAATAGATATGAAATTCTCCATACTAATGGAAAAGAACTATATAATCCTAAAACTAAAAAGGAATATAGGGGAGATTATATTAAAACTGGAAATAATTACTATGCAGGTAAATCTATAGGTAACTTAGGTAACCGCCTCCAAAAAATAGATCAGGGTAGTGGAAATTTAAGTCGTAAATTTGATGCTCAAGTATACCATTCTTTAAAACCCCAAAGATATAAAAGTTCCTTACAACGTAAAGCACCCCCATCTACAACAATATTTCCTGGTCAGGAAGATTATGATAAAGGTTATATTAAGAGATACTTTTGTAAAAGAAAAAACAGTAAATCAGGCTTTTATGAAATAAGTGAAGAAAGTTTTACTCAACTAAATTCAAAACAACTAGATAGTGTTTTATATTTAGGAGGACTTATAATATGGTCTCTTACAGATAGTAAAACAAATAATGAAAATGTTTTAAGGTTAGAAAAAAATTTTCCTGGTATTAGGTTTTTCTTTAATGATACTTCTCAATTTCTAAGAAACTCACAAGAAGATCTTATAGCTAAAAAAGATGAATTATTTTATTTAAATGGTACTCCTTACCCTGAAGGAGCAAAATACCATATTCATCCCGAAAATGGACCAATGGAAGGAGCCTTTCACATAGATGAACTCCATTCATCATTAACATTTAATCGCCCTATAATATCCGATAACCAACCTTTAACTCCAACCCCACAACCAACACCAACCCCCTCTTATGGTGGGGGAAGTGGATATTAATTAAATATTTTGTATACTTAGGGTATGTACTACCTTATAGAAACACAAGAGCAATTAGATAGGTTTTTTAAAGATGAGGGTAGCGAATGCTACCTTCAATTTATTACCAACAATGATGAAACTCATCCTAAATTACAATCACTGTGTGCGTTGTACATTTATTCATTTAGTAAGGAGAAGGGATTCATTATTAATATAAATCATCCCGAGGCGTTTGAGCTCAGCTTACCATTAAAATATTTGGAATCTTATACGAATATATTCGTTAAAGAAAAAACTAAAGCTTTACTATACATCCCCACACTCCCTTATACGGATATACAATCCATATATTTTTTAATAAAAAACGAACCGTTAGATTCATTACCAAAAACGGGCGCTCACACATATTTTGAGCGTAAATATGGCGCATATAACGCGAATAAAATAATTCCAATTGCAAAACACCACGAGGCGTTGACACAAGAATTTGATGCGTTATACCCGTATATAAGCAACTTTAAGGAAGAAGAATCAAACAAATGGTATAACGAAATTCTTACACCCACATTAGCCAAAATGGTAAGTGAGGGGTTTAAAATTAACCCTACATTTAAAAAACACTTTGACATCAATGAAAAATTTAGCATCAACGAAAATAAAGCTTATGGATGGTATAATTTTTGTACAACAACAGGACGCCCTACAAACAACTTTAATAGCATTAATTTCTCAGCTCTAAAACACGATAGTGGGGAGCGAGATAGTTTTGAAGCCGATAACGATACTTTAATTGAAATGGATTATGAGGGTTATCACCCACGTATTATAGCGCGTTTTATAGGACACCATATTGATAAAAACGAATCTGTACATAAACAACTAGCTCAAATGTATTTTGAAACAGCTGAGATTAGTGATGAAATGTATAAAAAGAGTAAAGAATTAACGTTCCAACAAATGTATGGAGGTATAAATAAAAAATACCTTAAACACGAGTACTTTAATAAAACACAAAAGTTTATAGATTCATTGTGGCACGAATTTAATACTAATGGATACGTTAAAACTGTAATTGCGAGGCGTAAACTTTTAAAGGGTAATTATAAGAATATAACACCACAAAAATTATTTAACTATTATATTCAAGCATTTGAAACTGAGTATAATATCACTTTGTTATCGCGAGTATTTAAGCTTTTAGAAGGTAAGCAAACAAAAATGGTGTTATATGTGTATGACTCTATGCTATTTGATTTTTCGTTGGAAGATGGTAAGGAACTCTTTCAATCCCTTAGAGACATAATTTCATCAGATTTCCCCATAAAGTTAAAGAAAGGATATACGTACGCTTCCCTTGAGGCCCTTTGATATTTATTGTGGAATAACACAATACATCCAAAATGAACAATAAACTTTATTGCACCTTCCTTCAAGATGAAGGGGTAAATGAAGTTGTAGATAGAATTTTAGAGGAGCACGATATATTATTTAATAAGATTTTTGTTCTAGTTGCCTTAGATGACGATAAAACAATGTTAACCTATAATATAGACGGTCCCGTCTACAACTTACAGTTACCTAATACTATTTTAGTACATAGAAAGAAACAAACTAATACTTTATATACGATTAATGCTTTAAATGAAGTAATTCGTTATATGAATTATGGTGAATTAGATACCTCATACCAAGTTGATTGGACAAAATTTAGAAATTGTCTCCTCCTAACGCGCCCTGGGGGATTTAAAAAAGTAAGAACTCGACTTAAGAAAATTATTGAAGTAGATTAAAAAGCCTTCTGGTAAAATTTGGATTCACTGACTTGGGTTATTATATTTACCCAAAATTAAAAGATCATGAATCTAGACGAAATCAGAAAGCGCATGGACCGCTTACAAAACAAGTCCAACGGAAAATCAGGTGGTGAATTTAGAAAGAATTTTTGGAAACCACCAAGTGGAGAAAAATCAATAGTACGTATTGTACCTTATAAGCACAATAAAGATGTGCCCTTCACTGAATTATACTTTTATTTCGGTATTGGTAAACCCCGAATGATGTCACTCTCAAACTTTGATGAGTCTGATCCAATTTTAGAATTTGCTTCCCAGCTCCGTAAGTCAAATGAACCAGATAATGTAGAGTTAGCTAAGAAGCTCTATCCTAAAATGCGTATTTTCGCTCCTGTACTTGTACGTGGTGAGGAGGATAAGGGTGTTCGATTCTGGGAGTTTGGTAAAATGGTATACACTGAACTTTTAGGTGTTATGATGGATGAAGATTATGGCGATATTACAGATATTGCAGCCGGCCGAGACATCACAGTTGAAGTAATCCCAGCAGCTGAGACAGGTAAAATGTTTGATACAACAACAGTTCGTGTTAAGCCAGTACAATCACCACTTTCAACAGATGGTAGTGCAGCTGAAGGATATCTTGATAACCAAAAAGATATTAAGGAATTATTTACTAAGTTCTCATTTGATGAAATGAAGGATGCTCTTCAAAAGTACTTGGCTCCAAGTGAAGAAAACGAAACAGTTGAGGTTACCCCTCCTGCAAAGGAAAAAGTTGACATCGACTCTAAAATAGACGATTTATTCGGTTAATATGGCGAGAAAAAAATCCAACAATTCGCTCCCAGAAGGAGGAAGTCTTACTGAAGAACTAGCAGTATCGCTAAATAAAAAATTCAGTAAAGAATATAATCAAGTTGCCTATTTCCTCAATGGGGGAGAAGAATCACCAACAGATGTTACATCGTGGGTATCTACTGGATGCACACCTTTGGATCTGGCGATTTCTAACAGACCAAATGGGGGTTTGCCCGTTAGTAAGATTGTTGAGATTACGGGCCTAGAGCAAAGCGGTAAATCCCTCCTTGCCGCTCACGTTATAGCTTCTACTCAAAAACAGGGTGGAGTAGCAATTTATGTAGACACTGAATCAGCATTGGACGCTCAATTTTTGACCGCCATAGGAGTTGATGTTGATAAAATGCTTTATATACCCCTTGATACAATTGAGGATGTATTTGAAGCAATGGAAGACATCATCGTTAAGATTCGCGAAAAACAAAAAGACAGATTAGTCACAATTGTTGTTGATAGTGTTGCTGCTGCTACTACTAAAATTGAGTCAGCAGCTGACTACGATAAAGATGGTTATGCAACTGCAAAAGCCATTATCATGTCTAAATCAATGCGTAAGATTACCAATTTAATTGGTAAACAGAAAATCCTGTGTGTATTTACAAATCAGTTACGACAGAAACTAAACGCTATGCCGTTTGGGGATCAATACACAACATCAGGAGGAAAAGCGCTACAATTCCATGCCTCAGTTCGCTTACGACTCAAAGGAGTAGGTAAGATTAAAGAAAAGGTTAATGGTATAGACACAGTAGTTGGTCAAGAAGTAGAATGTGAGGTAGTCAAAAACCGCCTAGGCCCTCCTAACCGAAAAGTCCGTTATAGCGTATTTTACGATTCGGGAATTGATGATTACTTTGGTACTTTGAAATTACTTAAAGAATATGGTGTAGTAAAACAAGGTGGAGCATGGTATAAATACACTACTGCTGATGGTGAAACACATCAGTTTTTAGCTAAAGAATTTGGCGATTTATTAGAAAGTCACCCAACAGCTAAAGAGGAATTATATGAGGCCCTTTGTGAAAAATACATTATGAAGTATCGTCACGAGAAAGAAGATGGTCTAGATCGTGATCCTGACGAAACTATAGTAGAGAATGAGTAAATTCGAAGATATCCTAAATAACATAAATCCAGAAGAGAAGCACCCTAATGACAGGGTGCTTCTCATTGACGGACTTAACATTTTTTT